ACAAGGTTCGGCCGCGCTATTCGTGATATTGTTAATACGCCTCAGTATAAATCTATATTCCCGCAAATAAATATTCGTAAAGATAACAGATCTGCAAACAGTTGGAGTATACAACATAAAGGAAAAGATGCAGGCTCGTTCCTCGCGGCCGGTTCTGGTTCAGGTATTGCAGGTTTTGGTGCACACTTAGCTATTATTGATGACCCAATATCAGAGCAAGATGCCTTTTCAAAAGCTAGAAGAGAAGCCTTGAATGAATGGTATGCTTCAGGTTTACGTACAAGACTCATGCCCGGCGGTAAAATTGTAGTTGTTATGACAAGATGGCATGAAAGAGACTTAGCAGGACACCTTTTAGAACTAGAAGACACGTCTCCTATGGCTGATACATGGGAAGTAGTTCGTATTCCTGCCCTAAATAACACAGATTCTTTAGAACAGTTAGAAGAAGCGCGGGAAAAATTAATAAATCAAGGATATTTGTCCAAGAATTATACTAATTTAAAACTTGGTGAGTCGTTTTGGCCAGAAGCAGACACCGAAGATGGGTTTCATTGGTCAACTGAGGAGATAATTCGTACCAAAAACAACACACCACCCTTTAAATTTGACGCATTGTACGGACAAGCGCCGTCTGCGGAGGAAGGAAACATAATAAAACTAGATTGGTGGCAAAATTGGGAGCATCCCGACCCACCTGACTGTGATTATGTTATACAATCATGGGATACAGCGTTCTCTACACGTACAACAGCCGACTATTCTGCAGTTACAACGTGGGGTGTCTTTACAAAAGGACTAGATATGCCTAATCTCATCTTATTGGGGGCAGAAAAAGGTAGATGGGACTACCCGACCCTCCGAGAAAAGGCTGTTAAAAAATATAATGAGCATGATCCTGATTCAATCTTAATAGAAAAGAAAGCATCGGGGCAATCATTGATACAAGACTTACGTTTAACTGGTTTGCCTATCTTTGAGTTTCAACCAGACAGAGATAAAGTGGCAAGAGCTTACTCCATTACATCATTGTTTCATAATAGACGTATATTTGCCCCCTTTCGAAAGGATTGGGCAATGGAAGTTATAGATGAATCAAGAGCTTTTCCTGCAGGAATGCATGATGATTACATGGATACGCTAACACAAGCATTAATCTGGATGCGAAATGGTGGATATGTTGTGCATGGTGGTGATACATGGCTTGACAAAAAGGAACAACAGATTTATAATAGGGAAAGTAGAAAATACTACTAAAGGGGATACATGGCTATAGAAAAAAGAATACAATTAGAAGACGATGACGCAATAAGCGCACCGTTACCTACAGAAGACGCAGAAGAAGTTACAGTTACACCAGACGGTGGTGCTGAAATTACAATTACTGATCAACAAGAAATAGAAGCAGCAGAAGCTATGGGTTTGATGGACGAAGAACCTATGCAAATGTTTGGGCCATTCGATGCTAACTTAGCAGATACAATGGCAGAAGAAGATATTGATAAAGTTTCTTCAGATCTATTAGAAGGTTTTGAAAAAGATAAAGAATCAAGAGAAGAATACGATGAGATTGCTGAAGAAGGTGTAAATCTTTTAGGTTTAAAATATGAAGAGGGGGCAGGAGCGTTTCCCGGTGCATCAGGTGTTACACATCCAGTACTTGCACAATCAGTAGTTAAGTTTCAAGCAAAAGCATACAAAGAATTATTTCCAACTGAAGGCCCAGTTCGTACAAGAATCATGGGAACACAAACTCAAGAAAAATTAGAACAAGCAAATCGTGTACGTCAGTTTTTAAATTGGCAAACACAAATGCAAATGGCAGAGTATGGGCCAGAGCTAGATAAACTTTTATTTCATGTTGCATTATATGGAACGGCATTTAAAAAAACATACTGGAATCCAACATTACAAAGACCAGTAACACAATTTATTAAAGCACAAGATTTTTATACTGACTATTATGCATCAGATTTAGAAACAGCAGAAAGATATACGCATAAATATTTGTTATCTAAAAATGAAATTAAAAAAATGCAACTTGCAGGAATCTTTAAAGATGTTGAAGTCGATCCAGACTATAGCATTGAACAAAGCGGTGCAAAAGAATTAGAAGATGAAGTTGTTGGAAGTTCTCAACCGGGATCAAACGATGAATATATAGATTGTTTAGAAATTCATGCGAATATAGATCTACCGGGTTTTGAAGATCCAAACGGAATCAAACTACCGTACGTTGTTCACATGACAAGTGAAGGGATTATTCTTTCTATTAGAAGAAACTACGATCAAGAGGATCCTCTTCGTAAAAAGAAAATGTACTTTACTCATTACACAATGATTCCGGGTTTAGGTTTTTATGGTTATGGTTATATTCATTTAATTGGTGGATTAACTAAAACAGCTACTTCCTCCATGCGTCAATTAATTGATGCTGGTACCTTTGCTAACTTGCCGGGTGGTTTTAAGGCACACGGACTTCGTGTCCTTGCCCCCGACGAGCCAATAGCTCCGGGTGAATTTAGAGAAGTAAACGCACCTGCTGGTGACTTGGGTAAGTCTTTACAGATATTACCATTTAAAGAACCATCATCTACGTTATTTAATTTAATGGATTACGCTTCTAAACTAGCTCAGCAATTTGCTGATTCAACAGATAATATAGTTGAGAATGCGTCAAACTATGGGCCGGTCGGTACGACTATGGCTCTGCTTGAGCAGTCTTCAAAACTGTTCAACGCTGTGCACAAGCGTTTACACGCGGCACAAACAAAAGACCTGCGTATACTCACGAGGTTAGACTCTGAGTATCTTCCTGACTTGTATCCCTATGAAGTAGCAGGTGGTGCACAGCAAGTATTCAGGAAAGATTTCAACTTAAAAAGTATAGATGTCATTCCTGTATCCGATCCTAACATGCCAACAGAAGCACACAGGATTGCGAAAATAAATGCTATCATGTCCATCGCTCAACAGAACCCAGCTGCTTACAATATGGAGCAAATAGGTATGGAACTGTTTTCAGCGATGGGCGTGGAAGAACCACAGCGATATTTAAAACAACAGCAACAACCATTTAGTGCTGATCCTATTTCAGAAAATATGGCGGCATTAAAGGGGGCACCACTACAAGCAAAGCAAGAACAAAATCATGACGCTCACATAGTAGCACATGGAACATTCTTGCAAAATCCATCGTATCAAAGTCCGGGTGTACAACAAGTATTAACATCACATTTACAAGATCACTTAGCAATGAAGTACAAACAAGAGATGGCACAAATGATCAATGATCCACAGATGCAACAAGTTATTATGTCTGGCCAACAACTGCCACCAGAAATGGAAAATCAAATTGCTTTATTATCTGCAAATGCTTCTGACAAAGTTATGAAGTTAGATGAAGAAAAAGCGAGAATAATGTCTGGCGAAACAAAAGATACAGCACAAGAACAAATTGAAATACAACGACAAGACTTAGCATTACGTGCGCAGAAATTAATGAACGATATGAAAGTGCATCAAGACAAAATGGATTTAGAAGAATCTAAATTAATGATTGATGATGAAAACAAAGATGAAGATCGTAAATTAAAAGAAGCAAAACTTGCAATGGATTCAGCAAAAGATACAATGCAAGAAGTACAAGCTGTGATTAATACAACAATAGGAAGATCATAGTATGGCAACAAAAACAAAAACTAAATCAAAAGTTAATCAGGCTGGTAATTATACTAAGCCCGGATTAAGGAAGCAGATTTTTAATCGTATAAAAAGTCAAGCTTCTCACGGAACGGCCGCCGGTCAATGGTCAGCGCGTAAAGCGCAAGCATTGGCAAAGGCTTATAAAAAAGCTGGAGGAGGATATAAGTAATGCCTAAATATGCAATGAAAACACCTGCTGCCAAAAGAAATAAAAAACCTTTAAAGGGCAAGCAGAAAAACTTAGATGCAAATAAGGATGGTAAAATTTCTAAAAAAGATTTTACGATGCTGAAAAAGAAAAAGAAAGGTTAACGTATGGCAAGTAGAAGTGGCGGAAGCCGAATCAACACAAACAAGGTTCGTTCTGGGCCAGATCAAGCATTTACATTACCAAAAGGTACAAGTGCAGCACCGATCAAGGGGCCGGGTATGGGTGTAAAACCAAAAGCAAAATCAAAACCAAAACCAAAATCAAAGCCAAAAGATATAAAATACAAAAGTGGTTCAATGAAAGGTTTTACAAACGTTACTCAAACATATAAAAAAGAAATAGCCAAATTGCAAAAATTGTTAGATAAGGCTCGCAAGAAATAATGAAAGGAGTATTTATGAAAAGTATTTGGAATAGAATAAAAGACGGATCTAAAACAGAAAAAGTTTTAGGTGCTATTGCTATTGCTTTAATTATCGTAATTATTTGGTAATGAAGAAAGCAATTCTAAACGCTCTCGCATTAAAATACGAAGCGCAAGTAGAAGAAGCAAAAACAACTATTAATATTTATTTAAATAATCCTGTGGGTATTGGGGAACATCCCCAACACCTAGAGGAGATAGATAAATTATTAGATGCAATGGCAACAGCTGAAGATAAATTAGATTCGTTAAGAAGACACTGGGGTTAACATGAGTCGTTTAAAAAAATCTCAGAAAAGTTTAAAGCAATGGAGTGAACAAAAATGGCGAACGAAGTCTGGGAAGAAGTCAAGCGATACTGGGGAAAGATATCTACCAGAGAAAGCAATCAAAGCTCTATCATCTGCGGAGTATGCGGCAACGACAAAAGCAAAACGCCAAGGAACAAAAAAGGGCAAACAGTTTGTGAAGCAACCAAAGAGCATTGCAAAGAAAGTAAAAAAGTATAGGAGTACATAATGGCTGATCCAAGATTAAAACGAGCGGGAGTAAGTGGTTTTAATAAACCAAAACGTACACCCAGTCATCCTAAAAAATCACACATTGTTGTGGCAAAAGAAGGTGACAAAATAAAAACAATTAGATTTGGACAACAAGGTAAAAAAGTAGGAACAGTTTCAGGTACAGCAGGGGCACCAAAAGCGGGAGAGTCTGCTAGAATGAAAGCAAAAAGAAAATCATTTAAAGCACGCCATGGCAAAAACATTGCCAAAGGTAAAATGTCAGCGGCGTTTTGGGCTGATAAGGTTAAGTGGTAGGTGGCGTTTCTCGTAGCAAACGTACCCCCAGTTAAAGTTCACGTTAAAAAAGAATATCTTTACGATCACCAAAAAGGTCATGGTGAATTTACAGAAGGTATTTGGGTATCATGTAAATCAATACAAGGCAGAGCTTTGTACTTTGAAACATA